CTCCAATCAACAAGACAATGGGGGTGGTCATCTGGCCAGGAGCCAGGCTTAGATCAACCAAGAGTCAAGCAGTTGTGTGGTTCAAAGTGGTGTTCCAGGGGATGCGAGTTCTTGTTCCAGAAGGTGTGAGAGACCTCTCCAGCTCAAAAGGTGGAGTGCACATCACCAAGTGGATAGGAGCAAATACTAACCATGTTGATCACTACCTGAGGTGTTCTGATCGCCTGAAGATGGTGTATGCAGCATATCTGGAATCCTGTGGCAAGGACATAAGGACAGGATTCGAAGATAGCGACATCATGGGTCATCTGTCACTAATATATTTCGAAAACAAGAGATGCACCAGGACATTCCTCCAAGAACACAGATACACGATGATGACTGCTTGTTCTGTGTTCCAACCATGGGAGAAGATGCTGAAGAGATATGTGATGCCATTCAGGTCAACTCTTCAAGTTTACTATTGGAATAGATTGTTGAAGTTCTTGAAGGGGGTCGGGCCATTCTACTGTCAAAGATTCAAGAGAGGAAAGGTGGTGTTCAATGAGCTTGCAGGAGTCCTCAATGATGAGTCTGCAGGTGCCAGAGTGAGTCTGACCAGGATGATGTCTAAAGGTCCTGATCATAGCTTCAGGTCTGCTCTTTTTGAGATGTATTCATCCTACTTATTCAACAAGGATCAAGATGACCCAACCCACTCATCATTCCAGGTGTTGAAGAAGATCTTATGGGGAGAGAGCAACTTCGAGTCAACTAAATCTAAAGGAGGGAACACAATGATCAATGGCCAGTATGGTTTGTCATACAAAGAGCAGATCAAGAATTGTCAATCATGGGATAGTGGTTGCTTTTCTCACTCTGCCCTCGAGTTTGGAGCAATCATCAGGAGTAGGAAAGAGTACATCAAACACTCCAATGGTCTAGCGTATGATGTTGCATCTAGGTCCACCAGCATCAACAAGACACTGGATGAATTTGCGACATTCTCTGCTAGTGCTGATCAAATGCCACCAATGATACAAAGAGAAGATCAGCTGACCACTAGGCAGAAGTGCATTCAAGCTGTCAGCAAATTGATAGAAGATGGCCTGTGGAAAGCATCTCAAGTCTTTGAAAAGACATGGAAACAGCCAACTAGATTCCAAGTGTTCAAGAAGAATCAAGTCGGAGGAGTCAGAGAAATACTCATCTTGGACATCTGCTCTAGGATTAATATAAACATTGTGGAAGGGATGTTCAGATCTCTTTGCAAATCTGATGAGAGAGAGATGCTGACTTCTGGTTCAGAGAAAATGATATTGATGAGAGATATATCTAGAGAAATGAGGTCAAGGCAAGATGCTGAGGTGATCTACATGAATCTAGACAAGAGCAAGTGGGGTCCTAGATTCTCACCTTGCCAGTTCATATTCCAGATCAAGCCATTCAAATCTAGATTGGGGAAGCTGTGGCCCATAACAGTGTGGCAGATGCTCAAGCACCACAACAAGGAGTGTTACCTGCCTAATGACCTCATGAAAGCATGGCTTTCTGATCCAAGGAATCTAAAGACACATGATGATGAGAATCTGAACAAATTGAAAGAGAAATTCCTCAAAACTAAGAAGTCATTCTTCATTAATGAGTCAAACATGGGTCAGGGTATTATTC